TCATGAAATCAATGAAAAAGACTTATGGAGAGAAAAAGGGAAAGAAGGTCTTCTATGCAACTGCGAATAAAAAGAGTTTAACTGGTCCTGATAAATGAAAAAAGTTCCGAAAGAAGTACAAATTCTCCTGAAGACCCTCGCGGATCACTTTAATCAAGAAGATAGAGCTGTCCGTGAAAGACAGATTAGAACATGGAGAAAGTTCAAATTACTTTGGAGTAACTTCACGAATATTTGGTGGGATGAAGTCGCGCATGACTGGAGAATCTTCGATTCTGAAAGACAGGCAGATTCATACGAAGATCAAACATATTATGATAAGTCAATAAATGTCTTTCGCGCTTATCTTGAATCCATCATTGCTGCCCTCTCCGTTTCCGTTCCGTCCATAACGTGTTATCCTGATGATGCAGCTAATCCTGAAGACCTTTCAACCGCGAAGGCAGGAGGTAAGATTGCACAATTAGTCTACCGTCATAATGAAGTCTCCCTCCTTTGGCTTCATGCCCTTTTCATTTATTGCACAGAAGGAATGGTTGCTTGTTATGGAAGGACGAAGACTGATAAGAAATATGGAATGCAAGAGATTGAGGAATACAGGAATGAAGTAAAAGAAGCGTACGTCTGTCCCTCTTGTGGAATTGAATTGGACAATGATCTCTTCCGGTCAGTTGAAGTGGAAGGAATGAAAGATATACAATCTCTATCTGCCGCGCAAGAATTAGAAAGTCAAGAGCAAAATGAATTTCTGCCGGGAGATGACGATATTCTTCTACATGATATAATAAATGAAAATCAAATACTCTGTCCTTCATGCGCGACCGCTCTAGATCCTGGATTGCAGAAATCATCTCTCATAGTTCCTCGTTTCGTAGGAAGAACTTCTTCACCCAAGACACGTATTTGTTTAGAAGCGTACGGTGGACTTTACGTAAAAATTCCTAACTATGCGAGAAAGCAGTCAGAGATTCCTTATCTTCGATATAGTGAAGAAGTTCATTACTCAAAAGTAATCGAAAGATTTCCTCATCTTGCAGATTTAGGACGTGATCTTACTGGAATGACAGATCCATATGAATGGTGGGGTCGTTTGTCTCCACAGTATAATGGAGAATATCCAATCAATAATTCGACAATTGATTCATACTGGTTCCGCCCCTGGTCTTATAACATCTTGAATGAGGATGATGCAAAGCTTTTACGGAAGCACTTTCCTGATGGATGTAATTACGTACAAGTTGTGGGGGAATTCGCGCACGCGGAAAATGCATCTCTAGACGATCATTGGACAATTCTTCACAATCCACTGTCGGACTACCTTCACTTCGATCCTCTTGGAATGTTAGTCTCGTCAGTTCAGGAAATTACGAATGAAATGATTTCTTTAATGCTTCAAACTGTAGAACACGGTATCCCGCAAGGGTTCGCGGATCCTACGGTATTTGATTTTAATAAATACAGGCAAACAGAAACTACTCCTGGAATGATTTTCCCTGCAAGACCAAAGTCAGGGAAATCATTAGGAGAAAGTTTTTACGAGATTAAGACTGCAACATTTTCACCAGAATATCCTAATTTCTTTCAATTGATTCAATCAATGGGTCAATTGACTACAGGCGCGCGTCCCTCTCTCTTCGGTGGACAATTAGAAGGAAGTAAGACCGCGTCTGAATACTCCATGTCACGATCACAGGCACTTCAAAGACAGCAGAATGTTTGGAAAATGTTCCTTGTTTGGTGGAAAGAGATTTTTGGTAAAGTTATTCCAATGTATATCAAGATAGTGACTGAAGATGAAAGAGATGTGGAAAGAGATGAACAGGGTAATTTCATAAATGTCTTTATACGTAAAGCAGAACTTATTGGTAAAATAGGAAAGGTGGAGATTGAAGGGACAGAGAATTTGCCGATGTCTTGGTTGCAAATTAAAGAGACGATTACGAATCTTCTGCAAGCGCAAAATCCAATTCTTATGGAACTTATTCTTTCTCCAGATAATCTCCCCTATGTCCGTCAAGCACTTGGTCTTACTGACGTAGTAATTCCTGGAGAAGCAGATAGAGAGAAGCAATTGGAAGAAATTCAGCAACTTGTAGATAGTGAGCCAATTGTATTACCCGGGGGAATTGATGAAATGGGTAATCCAACGGAGGCGCAGCTTCCCTCAGTAGAGGTTGATGCTGAGGTAGATAATCATAGAATTGAAGCGGCTGTATGTCGTTCATGGTTAATATCAGATACGGGGCGACTTACAAAAGTTGAAAATCCAAAAGCGTACATGAATGTTCTATTGCATTACAAGATGCACTTACAATTTGAACAATTACAGATGATACAACAAACAATGTCAAATCCCGAAAATGCAGGCGCAATCGCGGAGAGTGAAAACGAGGAGAGTGATGGACAACGAGCTACTGTCAAGTAAGGAAGAGGAGGTTCCAATTGAAGATAAAGAATTAGGGAAGGAAGAAATTATCTCCCTTCTTGCGGAGGGGGAAGAACTAGAAGAGGAGAATAAGGAAGGGAAAAAAGAAGAGGAAGAAATTAAATTAAATGAAGAGGATGAAGAATCTGATAATAAAGGATTGAAAGAAGTAGTCAAAGCACATCCTGATTTGTTCAAGAAGTTTCCATTCCTTAAGAATTCATATTATCGTGAGAGACAGTTTACTGAACTTTTCCCCAATCCACAAGACGCGGAAGAGGCGATTGAACGTCTTTCAGCATATGAAGAATTGGAGAATACCACTGCAAAGGGAGATGCATCTGTATTTCTAAAAGCAGTTAAGGAAGATAATCCGCGTGCATTCGCGAAAATAGTTGATTCTTATCTCGAAACTTTAGGAAAAGTTGATTCGGATGCACACGCGCACGTAATCTCTGGCGTTATAAAGAATCTCATAACTTCTCTCGTGCGTGAATCTAAAAGGACGGATAATGCGGAACTTCGTAAAGTCGCGCTTGCTATAAACCGCTTTGCATTTGATTCTGATGATTTTGTTCCTCATGAACCGTTATCTCGTGGTAAGGAAGATGAAGTTGAATCAGAAAAGGAACAGTGGAATAAGGAAAGATTTATTTCCACACGAGATGAATTAGACGAACAAGTGACAAATGTAATGAAAAATGCTATTATGAAACATATTGATCCTAAGGGACAAATGTCTGATTACGTGAAGCGGACTGCTGTCCGTGAAGCTCTTGAGGAAGCATTAGAAATTCTATCTAATGATCGTTCATTGAAGGGACATCTTAATTCACTTTGGAAGAAAGTATTTGATTCTAATTTTAACTCTTCTTCACGAAATGCAATTAAATCTGCCTTTCTCAGTAAAGCACAGACTGTTCTTCCTCTAGTCATTAAAAAGGCTAGAACAGAGGCATTACGCGGCCTAGAAAAGCGCGTTCAACGTGAAGAACAGTCTGAAGAAGAAAGAGAACCTGTTCGTCGTAGGGAATCCACTCCCTCTAAACGTGGTGAAAAGAACAAGGTTCCTGCGGGCATGACAACCTTGGATTTCTTGTCACAAGATTAGGGGGTAGTGATGGCTTTGACAGAGAGTCAAATCGCTGCTCTTGAACTTGAGCGCGTGATTCCAAAGATCCGCGTATTGTTCGAGCGCGATGATAAGTTTTTTGCAAACATTAAGAAGCGAGATGTAGAAAAGATTTCAAACCGTCAGATGCGAGTTCCTTTGGAACTTCGTCCTGGTGGTTCATTTCAGTATTTCAATCCAGATGGTGGAGATCTCGGACGTGGAGGTGGGCCTACGTTTGATAAGGCTGTAGTCTCCTGCGTCTTTCTCTCCGAGAACATTGAATATACAAAACTCAGTCAATGGAGTACTGATGATGCAAGAAAGGCAATTGTCAATTCAGTTAGAAGACTTACAGCAACGGCATTGGATGAACTCCGCCGTCAATTAGATGCACAGATGATGCAGTCAGGAAATGGTGTAATTGGAACTGTTACGACAGATACACCTGCTGGTGGATCGAATGTAATCACTCTTACAACTGATGGATTTGGTGCAAATCTCATTCGATTTGGTCAGACTGTACAAGTATTTGATGCAACTCTTGCAACGAATCGTGGATCAGGTACAGTTACATTCTATGACAAAGAAAATAAGACAATCAACATTACTCCACAAATTGCTGGTGTGATTGCAACTGATTTGATTGTTACTTCTGGTATCGCCTCCCCTGCGAGCCTTCCGGCTCTTTTTGGAGTTCCATACCATCATTCCAATGCAAGTACAGGGACTTGGCTCGGTTTTTCACGGAGTACAACTCCTGAAATCAGAGCGAATAATGTGAATGCAGCTTCTGCTCTCACTCTTCCATTGCCAAGGCTTGCAATTAACAAGATTGGAAATCGAGTTGGAATTGACAATAATTTCAAACCACGCGCTTGGATGCATCCAGCGCAGAAACAGGCATATGAAGAAATTGGTCAATTAGTATCAATCATTCACAAAATGCCAAAGGATGAATCATTGAACATGTATTTCGATAATATGCAAATGGCAGGTGCGACTGTTACAGAGTCTTATCAGTGGGATAAAACCCGGATAGACTTCGTAATAGACGAAGTGTGGGGAAGGGCTGAAATTCTTCCAATTGGATTCTACACAACTGATGGAAGAAAGATATTTGAAATTCGTGGAAGTTCCGGCGGAGTTGCTACAGCGGAAATCTTCTACATGGTAGTTGGAATGCAAACATTCGTTTCCAATCCTGCTGCATGCAGTTACATTAGTTCACTTGCTGTTCCATCTGGTTATTAGGGAGGGATTAGAAAATGTCGGACCTTAATTTCCAGGATTTCAGCACAGTTCAATCGGATAAGCAGCCAAAGCCAGTTACAATTGCATCGGCTGCTACGATTTCACCAACTACTAGATTCTCAAGAATTTCTGGTTCAACTCCAATTACTACTATTACACCTCCAGTAACAGGATATCATGAATTGGTATTTATTTTTGACAATGCTACTGTGAATGCTTTGAATACTGGTGGTAACATTCAAGCTGCATACACGGCAGTCGTGAATAGACCTGTTACAGTCTATTACGATCCGCGTACTGCACTTTATTACGTGATGACTGTAGCATAATTAGGCATGGGGGCGCGCATCATACACGCGCAAACTCTGGTATTTGAATGATACTGTCCTAGAAAGGATGGAGTAACATGGGTGCAGAACAATTCGGTCGCTTCAATTTGTGGGCAATCCTCAATGAAGTTTTGGTCATGCTCACAAATGCTTTTAGTACTACATTAACAGGAAGAGGTGCGATTCCAGTAATTTTCAAAGTAGATGCAGTTGCATTGACTGGAAATGTGGATATTACAAATCTTCCTTACAAAATCAGAGTAATTGATGCATGGTGTGTAAATACAGCCGCGCCCGGAGCAGGTGATACAATTCAAGTTTTGAATAGTGCATCTGCAATTACTAATGCAATTGACATTAACGTTGGTGGTGATACTGCCATAAACAGGGCAGGACAAGTCAATGATGCAAATCATGAAATTGCAAAGGGTGGAACTCTTCGGGTTACAGGTGCTTCGGCAGCTAATGCTATTGTTTACGTCGAGGCTTTGCGGGTATCTTAAATGGAATTAGCAGAACCTATTGAACAAATCAATTCTCAACTCCGTGATGAGTATGGATATCATTCAATTACAAAGCCGTACTTCCACGTAGTTTGGA